CACGCTCACTGTTACACAGAAATTCCACGATATCCTCATTGCCCTTCGCACTCGCTACCATCAAAGCGGTCATGCGATTCTTATCCTTAGCATCCACTGTGGCACCTAGTCTATAGAGCTCCTTGAAGATCTCAAATTTGCCCTTCTGTGCCGCTAGCATCAGAGCGGTGAAGCCAGATTTATCCTTAGCATTCACGTCGGCCCCCTTATCTATAAGCTCTTGAATCATCTTATCAAAGTTCAGCTTACCATATCCATTACTTGCAATTACTTCTAAAAGCTGTTTATTCAGCATATTAGAAACAGGCATTTTCTATATGTACCACATAAATTACGCAGAAGTTTCTACCGGATGATTATTTATTTTTATGAAACATCTCTTCTGCTAGTGAAAAACTATTCCGTTTAATATTATATACCGTGTATATAATATTAAAAGGCAGTCATGTAGGTTACTGTGTCTCCTGGTAAAGAAATATGTTCATAGCCAAAGGGATTTTCTTAAGCTGTCCATTTTCCAGAATTCAATGGAACTGAGCTCTCAGGAACAACCGGAAGCTGTGGCATGAATGTCTTCAACATACTTGCATTTGCCTTTAGACACTGGATTTCATTGTCGGTTGGTGACACTAGCACTGTAATTAAAGCATCACCATATCTGGGTGTTCCTCGTATAGGCATTCCCAAACCTGAAAATGTTCCTAGCCACATATTTTGTCTTCCAGCAGGTATCTCAATGGGTAGACCATTAGGATATCCAGGGTGTCCTTTTATTATTTTAATAGTTCCGAGTAATGCCTCTGTCAAATTAATATGAACACTTGTTTTCAATCTAGAACCATCGCGAGACCATTGTGAGGTGTCATCATTTTCTTCCTCTGCTTCTCGCAAAATTACAGTGACATCCCCTGCCTCTGTAAACTGTGGATGCTCTGAACACATACCTGAGAATACAATAGTATTGCCAGGCATCATACCAGGTTCAACTTTAACTTCCATTGTCTTTTCTTCGGGAACTTGTCCACGACCATTACATATGACACATTTACCAATAGACTGTTGGCCTTTCCCTGAGCATGGAGGACAAGGTGTCTGAGCCATCATTTGTATCGGTCCCATATTAATCATCTGATTAAGTTGTCCACGACCATTGCACTGTTTACAGAGTTCTGTAGAAGATCCACCAAGGCCTTTGCATGCTTTACACGTGCATTGTCGTCCTAGTTTAATATTTAATGTACGTCCTTTATAAAAATCATCTAAACGCAATGGAATATCTTGAGTTTTACCTGGCCCTTTACCTTCTCGTTTTCTTTGATTTCCATTCATTCCGCCTCCAGGAAACATCCCTGCTCCAGGGAACCCACCACCAGGAAACATTCCACCGAACATCTGAGAAAATCCATCAGGCATTCCAAATGGATTATGCTGTACCTGTGGTTGGTCTGATATGCTACCTGTCAAATCATATGTTTTACGTTTCTGGTCATCCGAAAGAATTTCATGAGCTTGTGAAAGTTCCTTGAATTTCTCGGGATTACCACCTTTATCTGGATGATGCTCACGAGCAAGAGTTTTGTAAGCTTTTCGAATTTCATCCATGTCTGCATTTTTAGAAACTCCTAGAACTGAGTACAAATTCTTGCTCATCTTATTAAAGAGATAGATAATTGTTTAGGCTTGACCGCGTAAAGTATTTAAGACCATCTCTCTAAGGATAAGTCAGATGCTAAGGATCGATACATCCTTAGTTGGGATGGATTCAATTGTAAAACAATTAGATAAATGCTTAGATAATCCGCCTCATATTTTTTTGGTGGGGTTCCCTGGAACTGGAAAAAGCACAATTGCAAGAGAATTCATAAAAGCATATTTCAAGAAAACGGGTATCACAAAGAAGGAGGAAAAAGAGTATTGTGTAGAAATCTCGTCACATCAAGACCGTGGAATTCATACATTTAGACAAATTTTGAATGATCATGTCAGATGGATTGCACCAAGAAAGGGTGTCTACAGATGGATTATTATAGATGATTGTGATACATTGCCTGCAATTTCTCAACAGGCCCTAAGAAGACCTATGGAGACATTTGATCATATTACACGTTTTTTGTTTATTAGTCAGAATCAAGAATCTCTTATTACACCCTTACAATCCAGGTGTCACATTATTTTAACAGAACCATCTACCAATTCAGATATATATATAGAAATTCTAAAAAGAGAAGGATTTCACACTGGATCTTATACAGAAGATGCTTACACTGAATTAATGATATTATCTATGTGTTCAATTATGAAATTTCAAAGCATGGCTAAGATGTTATATAGTCTTAAACAATCAGAAGGATGGGATATGTTAACTACAGAATATATTAAACAAACATTTGATCCTCATATCTGGGGATCTATAAAAGAATTACTAGAATTTTTAATGGAATCAAAATGGGAAGATGCCCAAAAGCAAATGTATAAAATTTGGGAACTCGGTTATTCTTTTGAGGATATATTATTTGAATTGGAACATAATATTATAGTAATGAATGTCATTAATCATCGAGCCTGGTATAATATTCAACAGTTTCTTATTAAAAGCTGGATTTATCATTCACAATCAAGATCATCTATTTTGGATTTAATGACTGCATGTGGAGAAGTTATTCCGTGGAGTTTGCCTAAGAAGAACTCTAGCAATAGAACAGAATGAGTAAGTTATTCCGTGAAACTCCACATATTGATGTTGTTATACAAATGCTCCGAGAACTTGGATTTTCTGGATTGACAGATGGTAAATTATTTTCTGCAAATGAATTAAGACTTGATACAATTGAAACGTGGGCTCCTTTACTTGAGCCATTTTACTTACCTTGTAAAGCAAAACGATATTTTGATAATTTAGATTCTCGTAGAGTAATTACTTTACTCCGGCACGTTTTGCCATTACATGGATTTAGACTCCAGTGTTACGAACGTTTACATTTAGGGAAGAAACGCACGGTGTATCAAATGCACCCTGCGACACCTCGTATTTTAGGTCAAGGAGAAGATATTTGTGTTCTCTTTTTATAAAATATGGGCTATGCTATGCCCCTATGACCCCTTCCATAGAGTTATAGGGGCTATGCCTATCGGGTCATAGGGCAGAGCCCTATATTACACCAGCAGCTCTATACAAATCTCTGATGACCAAATCGCTTTCTGCTATTTGGTCTTCAGATAGACGCAAGAACCATCCAAAGGCTCTACGGTCCTTGAGCTCAGGCCAAGGCAATGGCACATATATAGCCATAGGTCCAATCTCAAATGGCAAGTCACCCTCCTGCCCTGCAGCCAACAAATCTTCAATCTGAATTCTACGACCAGCAGCCCCTTTTCTGCCGACCTCGGCCAAGGGTCTTACGTCAATGTCGGGAAAACGAGCGGCCAAAGCCAAAAACTCCCACTTGTCAGCACCACGAGCAGTGTCACCTCCACCGGATTTATTCAAGCGATTCTTAGCCATGATTTCCCAAGCAACCCAAAGAGGATCCTCTGGTTTAGGAGACCAAGCAACCTGGAAGTTAGGCACTGGAGTCCCAGCTGTTCCTACAAAGGTCTCATCAGAATCTGTTCCAAAAAATACAGGCTTCTCAGGCATCTTGCCAAAAGGTCTTAAGCAAATAGTTGCAGGAGCTACCCACAAGCCTCCATGTTTTGCTAAAACAGCTGCACGTATCCATGCAAAATCAGCGGGTTCAAGAGTTACTAAAGGGTTTTGTAGTTTTGAAGGAAGTTCATCCCATCCACCTAAAAGTTCTGCTAAACCAGCAAGACCACTAATTGCCTGAATTCTGTATTGACTAGAATTCTGTTTTGCAATCGACTCGTAACATAAGTTTAAGAAAGGTAAATTCAATGCTCTGGATGACCGGGCGCTAAAATCAGAATACTGGCGAGCATTAGGGATAGAAGTATCTAGGAAGACCCAGATACAAGGCATTCCCATACCCTTCTTAAATAAGTCAGTGGCTTCAAATTGATTATTACCTATCATTCCTTGACTTACAGAAGCACCAATGGCGATAGCAGTTAATGCCACTAGGCCAATTGTTACAGGCATCATCCAGTCCTTCATCTCTACCGTGATGTACTTTATTTTAATAACATCACGAACTGTGTCAAGTAGCTTTGCTACTTATCAGTCAATACATATCTTTTCATTCTCTCGAAGTGTTCACTAATCCGTCTGTCCTCTTGAGAAATTCTAGCAGCCTGTTGAGCCTGTCTCTGTGCCATGTAACGCTCACCTTCTTGGACAGACTCAAGTTCCTCTGCTGATAGAGGACGAGGAGCAGCCTTTCTCTCAGATGCCGCTGCGTCAAATGTCTTGCTAGACACTTGAACATCAGACACTTGGTGACTAAAGGTTGACTCATCGGTGTATGCCTTTCTCAAATCCGTGTATTTGAGGCCACTTAGATTAGCACCAGTAAAGTCTTCTGGTCTTTCACGACCTAGTTCAATACCCATAGTGGGAGCCATAACAAGTGCCTGCGGTTGTCTCATGGCTAGTGCCCTGCCTCCATTTTGTTGCTGAGCTCTTGATTTAATCTCGCCTTCAAAAGCTTCATTGAAGACAGACCGATTGAACTTTCCATTGAATTTGTTTTGGCCTTGCCCAGGGGCGGTAGCCCCAGAAGAAGGATCCTTCAACCAATCTCCATATCCATCTCCATCGGGATCAGGTAGTCTTGTTTCTTCAAAGACCTTATTGAAAACATCCATATTTAAGCTCTTTGGATTGAGTTTCACTGGCTCATTTAGTTTCCATGCTTCAGATTTATCTTCACGTGCTGCTGCAAGACGAGCAGGCGACTCTTCTGTGACGTTTACCATCTCTGACCGACCTCCACGGACACGCCGGAGGATTTCACCTAGGTAAGCGTAAGCACGTGTTACTTGGTCAAAAGCTTGTTCAGAACCACCTTTATCAGGATGTGCCCTGAAAGAAGCTTTTTTATAGGCAACCTTTAGTGCCTCTTCATTTAATGCAACCTCTTCTTCTAGACCTAAAATTTGGAGGCACTGTGAAAAAAAGGTAATAGCCTTGGTATGTGC